CCTGAGTTGCCGGTCTACGGGCCACCTCAGCAGCACGAGATGACGCAAGAAGAGTTTGGTAACCAACACAACGTTATGTGGCACGCCACCACAAACGGAATGATTGATCCGGCAAACATCGGTTTTCATGTTGGTAACTACGATGCTGCAGAAGATCGACTTAGAGAACAAATAATTTCTGCGGTAATCAACCATAAAAGTTCTCAAGCAATTGCTAACTATAAAAAAACACTTTTGGCTTTAAAAGGTAATCCAAATTTTGATAAAAGCAAAATTTCTTCTTTGCACACAACGTTTATACATAAAAATTCAAACGCCAATAAAGCCGAAATAGATGATTTAAAAATGCAAACAACAGAATGGTTGGTTAAGCACGCTAAAGAAACTTTGCCTGCTTACCGACCAATGGGTCATAATGGCACTGCTTTGACGGGAGAAGATCGACCCGAACATGAAGTTCATTCAAGTAACCCAAAAATAGTTCCCGGTATTGTTGATTCCGAAAACTTGATTACACCTTACGACCTTGCTATGGAAAACCCAAAATGGGCTATGCCCGGTTCTACAAATCCAAATATTAAACATTTTGATGACCACGCAGCAAATCTTCTTGCTGCAACAAAAGCATTTAAAAAAGTTGGTAAAGGCGCTTTGTACGAAAATCAAGTTGAGGGTATTAAACGCAACCAAACATCAAATCTTTCTGCTGTGTTGCCTAATCGTAACTTTTTTAGAACGCATGAAGACGCTTTGATTGAAGCACGAGCAGCCAAGAAAAAAATTCCAGATCGAGCATATGAAGGCTATACAGAGATTCCCGGGCAAGGTAGTCTGTTCTAAATGGCCATCTCTTTTGTATCTCCTAGTTATCGGGCAGCATCAAGCGACCTTACTATTGCTATTTCTCCGCTTGGTTTGGTCGAACTGGCTGACGAAGAGTTTGAGGTACACGGCCCTCGGTTGAACCGCTATGCCTCTAACTGGGCATTTTATTTGGGGCACCATTGGTCTTACCGACGAGAAATCGGTGAACCACAGTTGACGTTTAACTGGTGCAAAGCGTTTAGTGACTTTTTGACTAACTTTGCGCTTACCAATGGAGTCAACTTTCGTTCACCCCACGCCACCGAAGCAATCGTGCCCGAGATTCTTCGTACCGTATGGGAAGAGCATCAACCTCAAGGCAAAAATGCAGTTCTATGGGAAGCCATGCAACAGGGCAGCGTTTCTGGGGACTGCTTTATTAAAATTGCTTACGAAGACGGGTACGAAGATCCGGCTGGAAACGCTCACTCGCCTCGGGTTCGTATTCTTCCGCTTAACAGTGCTTTTGTGTTTCCCGAGTATCACCCGCACGACATGTCTCGTCTTATTCGGTTGAAGTTGAAATATCGATTTTGGGGTACTGCGCTTGAAGGTACTCGACAAGTTTTTTCGTTTACCGAGTTGTGGACCGAAGATGCAATGCAAGCATTCATCAACGATGAACTTGTTGAAAGCCAAGAAAACCCGTTGGGCGTTATTCCGTTTGTGCATATTTCAAACACCCGGGTTCCGTCTTCTCCGTGGGGTTTGTCAGACATTCAGGACGTTACCGACTTGAACCGTCAGTACAACGAAACGGCGACGCTTATTAGCGATATTATTAACTATTACGCCAGCCCGACCACCGTTATTATCGGCGCAAAGGCAAACAACCTTGAGCGTGGACCTAAGAAAGTTTGGGCTATTCCAAACGACAAGGCCCGCATTGAAAACTTGGAACTGAACAGCCAGATTGAAGGCCCGCTCAACTATCTTGAGACACTTAAAGAAAAAATGCACGAGATTGTTGGCATTCCTGTTAATGCTCTTGGTCAACCTCAACCCATTTCTAATACTTCGGGCGTGGCTCTAAGTCTTCAGTTTCTTCCTCTTTTGCAAAAGTTTCGGCAAAAAGTAACGCAGTACGAATCTGGTTTTGCCATGCTTAACGAGATTATTCTTCGTACTGTTGCTCTTTACATGCCTGAGATGCTGCAAATAGATCCGTCTCGTGATGCTCCGTTGGAAGACGGACAGTTGCAAGTGCTTGATCCTCGTGATCCGCTTACTTATAGGAACACGGTTGAGTTTGCGTCACCGTTGCCCATCGACAAGTTGATTGCTTTGAACGAAATTCAAATGGAAATGGGTCTGGGCTTGGAATCCAAGCGAGGTGCTTTGCGGAAGTTGGGCGAGGCTTATCCGGCAGAAAAGTTGGAAGAACTGTTGGACGAACTGCATCAGGACACGCTGGAGCAGGGCGCTTTGGATCTTTTGAACTCTCAAATTCAGGTTCTTATCAGCATGCTTACTGGTTTGCCTCCGGGTGGTGTAGAAAATGGGCAACAAGGTCAACCTCCCCCTTCTTCTGGAGGTGTAACATCTGCTGGCGGTTCTGGTGTTAATACGGCTTCAGATGTTCAGGCTCAAAAGAATCCAATGGATGACCCTGAAATGCAAAATCTTTACCAACAAATAAACACTCTTGCTCAAGGGACAAAACAAGTACAAGTTAGAAATCCCTTGAAAGGTCAAGATGATTGAGTAAGGTTTAACTAATGCCTATTATTGTAAATCGTCGTAACGTGCCCCCTGATGAAGAAACCGTAGTCCAAGGAGAAAAGATGCCTTCCGAAGAAACTGTTGTAGAAACAACAATGCCTAATCAAGTTATTGTTAACGTTCCTTCCGCTCAGTCGGAAGAACCTTCTCCGACCGCTGCCGATATTCAGGCTCTTCTTGATGCCGAACGCGAGCGTGTGCGTAAGGAAGAGAAGGACAAGTTGTATCCGCAGATTGATGAGTTGAAGAATCAGATCAAGACGTTGGCCGAAGAGCGTGAGGCTCGTCTTGCTGCAGAGCAGGCTATCGAGCAGCAGAGGTCCGAAGAAGAACGGTTGGCTCGTGAAGCCGAGATGACGGCTCTTCAGCGTCTTGAAGAGTACAAGTCTGAACAGGAAAGCCGGTTTGCTGACCTTATTGCGGAACGGGATCGGGAACGGGCGCTTCGTGAGCGTGAGGCAGAGTACGCACGGGTTGCTGAGTATCGTGCTCGCCGGATGGCTGAGGAAAGCAACGAGATTGCGCCTCAGTTGTTGGACTACATCTCAGGTTCTTCGGAAGAAGAGATTGAGCATTCGATCCAGACGGCCAAAGCCAAGACCGCACAGATTTTGGAAGAAGTAGCGCAAGCCCAGTTGGGTCAGCGCCGTCAGACATCGCCTCCGGTTTCTGGTATTCCGCCCGTCGATATGTTGGGCGGTCAGGAACAACAGCGTTCGCTTTCTGCAGAGGATATTCGCAATATGGACATGAGCGAATATCAACAATATCGTTCTCAACTTTTGGGCGCAGCAAGTGATCGTGCCCGCAATCAAGGACCGTACGCTCCTTAATCATTTGTGACTTGTGTTTTACGCTAGTATTTGCTTTGCTGAGTACATAGCATTATTTGTAGAATTTTTTTGTGATTGCCGGGCCGGGCATTTAGAGGCTAAATCCAACAGCGTAACAAGGAGATAGAAAAAAAATGCCCTCTGCTATTACTGGTACTCCGTATCTGGCAGCATCCCCGACCGGTTACTCCGGTGCGAACAACACGCTAGGATAGGCCATCCAGACCATTTGGTCCAAGGAAATCCTGTTTCAGGCTATGCCGATTCTGCGCTTTGAGCAGTTTGCGGTCAAGAAGACCGAACTTGGTGTTCAGCCCGGTCTGACCATCAACTTCATGCGTTACAACAACCTTCCCAACGCCTCGCAGTTGGTGGAAGGTGTGCGTATGCAGACCGTCGCTCTAACGGCCAGTCAGTTCTCCATCACGGTGGCGGAGCAGGGCTTCGCCGTGTCGGTTACGGAACTGTTGCTCAACGCTTCGTTCGATGACGTTATGGCCTCGGCCTCTCGTCTTCTCGGACGTAACATGGCTCAGTACCTTGACTATCAGGCCCGCAACACGCTTCAGTTGGCGAGTTCGACCATTTTCGGTTACTCGCAGGCTGCGACCCTGACCCCTCGGACTACTCAGTCGCCGTACGACATTGGTACTGCTGCGACCAGCACCAACGGTCTGACAGGAACGTACTACTTTACCCCTCCGGTGGTGAAGGACGCTGTTCTGACGCTGGCTTCCAAGAACGTGCCTCGGCTTGGTGAAACCTACGTTGCGTTTGTTTCCCCGGCTCAGAGCCGTCGCCTTCGTGACACGCCCGAGTTCATTGAGGTCACGAAGTACGCTGCCCCGGGTAACTTCGCCCTTGGTGAGATTGGTCGCCTTTATGACTGCGTGTTCATCGAAACCACGCAGGTGTCGCAGGCTCTCAACTCGGCTGCTACCCCG